AAAAATCAACGAGTATATAAATATATATCCCTATTTTTTCAAATTTACCTATTTATTATTAGATTAAAAACAATCAAAACTAAGCAAAATTATGTCAACAGATTACGAAATATTCAAAGGAAAAACACTCGGAGATGTGTTCAAAGACATCTATGATAATTCTCATACCAATAAAAAACAATTAGAAGTTCTAATGAAAGAAGTGGTAGGGTTTATTAAAGATGGAGATAGCGCTATTCAGATTATACCTATGCTAAAAGAGTATTTAGAAATTAATGTAAAGAACGATGAGCAACTCGTCAAACTAGCAACAATCGTTCAAAGAATTACAGCAGCTGAAGGAAGAGCAACAGCTGATGGAGACGAGTTCGGTTTATCCGAATCAGAAAAAGAACAATTGATGGATGCAATAGAAGAAAATGTTCAAGAGTTACAAAACAAGCAAGACGAAATTATTCAAGATATTAAACTGGAAAACTAATGGCTCACATTATTAAGAAGGGTTCTGGTGGAGAATCAAATCCTTTAGATAATCAATTACTTACGAGTGATGGATTAAAAAACAAACTCGCGCAAATAGGTGTGGAACACTTATTCTATGAATTAGAAGCAGTAGAAGTTGTGGATACATTTAGGTTAATAGATAAGGTAACTGATGAGACATCAACATCACAACCAGGTGCTATACTTGGTAGATATATATATTCAGAACAAGGTAATAGGGCTTCCGAATTGCAAGAGTTTTTACCAATAGATTCTAATATATTACAATATCCAGTAATTGGTGAAGTCATAATTGGATTTGAATTTAACAACAATAGATATTACTTTGGTAAGTTGAACGATGTTCTATCAAATGTAAACTTTGATAAATTTAATATAAGTGGTGTTAGCAAAACTGATTCATTAGATGATGATGATACCCCAACATTAAACGCTAAAGCAGATTTAAAAGATTTCAGACAAGGTGAATATTTTCAAGATGTATTACCCGAAAAACTTTATCCTGATGAAGGGGATACTATTATTCAAGGAAGGTTTGGAAATTCAATTCATTTGGGTAGTAATCAAGCTGCTGGAACTGGTTCATCACCTAATGTAAAAATTGCTGCAGGTGTTAAAAGTGGTCGAGAAGATATCGAAGTCGATAAAGCATCTATCTATCTGACGACTAACGAAAAGATAGTTTATTCAGAACCCACTTTTACAGAGGGGCCAAAGGCAAGTAGTATTGAATCAGAGGGCATTGATGGATTTAGAGGATTTAATATAGATTATGATAAACCACAAATTGTTTTTGATTCTGATAGAATTGTTTTGAATGCCAAAACAAATGACATTGGTATTTTTGCAAAAGGTAAAATATTTATTAAAGGGGAAAATGTTACTATTAAAAATAATACTTCAGTCAGTATAGTAACTAATGAAATGGTAACGGATTATTCCAATGGAGTAAAAAAAGATTTAAGTAAAAAATTAAATGATGTAGATGGTGATACACAATTATTGCCAGCAAACATTATACCATACGCAGAAGCATTACAACCAACCATAGAAGCTATTAACAACGGAGTAATTTCAGCGGCAAGTAAAATATTACCACCCGTAATAGCACCAGGTACACCAAATCCATTAAACCTATTCGGTCACCTAAATGATTTTAATTTTTTTAACAAAGAGCTAAAACGAGTAAAAAAGTTTTTAAGTATGGAGTGGGTAGATTTAAAAGAATGGAAAACAGTATCTTTAAACGAGGTTAAAGAAGCACTCGGGTTAAATGATTTAGAAACTCTTGAAACACCAGAGTGGGATGAATTTTTTGATGACATTGATAAAGCAAAAAATAAAGTTAAAAACATTCAAGTCCAAGCAGCTGCTTCACTTGTAGCAATCGAAGCAATAAGTGCAGCATTTGATGCTATACAACGTGGTGGTGGTTCTACCGATTCTATATTAGAAGCACTTAACGCTTACGAAGCAGACCCAAATAATCCACCATTAGATTCGATAGACATTAGAGATATCATTTCAGATGGTGCTGATACTGAAGATGTAAAAAGATATCTTGACTTTGGTGGTTCACCACAAGTTAGAGAAATATTAGTGAGTTCTAAGAAAAGAGAACAGGATAGTAAGAAATTAGACCAGATGACAATAATAGCAGAATTAATTGCGATGGGAAAAAATTTATAACCAAGACTAAATAGGAGTAGTAATGAAGAAAAAAGACTTAATAAAAATAATCGAATTAGTTGTCCGTAAAGAAGTTAAAAAACAGATGACAGAGATATTTATTAACGAAGATAAAGAGATTAGTTTATCAGAAACAATTTCTAAACCAAAACCAAAAGCTAAAAAACAAATAGTTAAAAAACAATACAGCAAAAATACAGCGTTGAACGAAGTATTGAACAACACAAATCCTTTGGGAAAAAGTCAAACTGACGAGTATCCATCATTGGGCGGTGGTGTTTTAGGTTCTGAGAATATGGCAGAAGTATTGGGTTATGGTAATTTAGGTGGAGTTCAAAATAAAGAACGAGCACGAGAAATGGCAGCAGTAGATACAATCAAAAAAGCAGGAGCAAATGTAGACTCAGTTCCTGAAGGTGTTCAAAATGCATTAACTCGTGATTATTCTGGATTAATGAAAGCAATTAACAAAAAGAAAAAGGGTGAAAACTTTAGACCATAATGGCAAGTGTAAGAGAAATAAATAATAATGATGACATATTTATTGGAGTTAGATTTCCATTAGATTATAGTCCACAGGGATTTTTTTATAAAACAAAAACTATCTTGGAACAGGCAAAGGCTAATTTAAGAAATCTATTATTAACTTCAAAAGGTGAAAGAGTTATGCAACCTGAGTTTGGTTCAAGATTAACTGATGTATTATTCGAACAAGGACCAGATGTTCAGAATCAAATAGATGAAGTTATTAGAGACGCAACTTCATTTTGGTTACCATATATAAACATAAACGATATAGTTGTGGTTCAAGACGATAGTAATATCGTAGATGTATCAATAGACTTTTCAGTATCAGTAGAACCTGATTCTTTTGAAACACTAACATTTAATTTTAATATTGGAGAATAAGAAATGCCGAGGCAAGTAGACTACGGAACAAATAAAAAATTAGTAAAGAAAGAGGTAAATTATCTCGGTAGAGACTTCCGTGATATAAGACAAAATCTTATAGAATTTGCAAAGAGTTACTTCCCAACAACATACAATGATTTCAATGAAGCATCACCAGGAATGATGTTTGTTGAAATGGCAGCATATGTGGGTGATGTATTGAATTACTATGTTGACAATCAATTCAGAGAAACACTATTACAATTTGCAGAAGAAAGAAAGAATGTACTAGCAATTGCTCAATCATATGGATACAAACCAACATTAGCAGCACCATCAACGGTAGAACTTACGGTTGAAGTTGATGTTCCTGCAAAAAATTTAGGTAGTGGTAATTTTAGAGCAGACTTAGATTACGCTGGTATCGTAAGTGCAAACTCAACGGTAGTATCACAGAATGGAACAGAATTTAGTTTATTGGATGATGTTAACTTTAAAGCATCAAGTTCATTAGACCCAATGAAAGTTCAAATTTTACAGCCCGTATCAGGAGATGTTCCACTAAATTATAGATTGACTAAAAGAGTTTTAGCAAAATCGGGAGTAAGAGAAACTGAAACATTTACATTTACCGGCGCTAAAAAGTTTGACAAAATAGTTTTATCAAACGAAAAGGCAACTGAGATTGTATCGGTAACTGATAGTGAAAATAATACTTGGTATCAAGTTCCGTTCTTAGCACAAGATACTGTATTTGAATCAGAAGAAAATACATCACTTAATGACCCAGCTTTATCCGAACATCAAAATGATTCACCATACTTATTAAAATTAATCAAAACAGCTAGAAGATTTACAACTTATGTTCGTGATGATAATAAAATGGAATTGAGATTCGGTAGTGGTATTAGTGCAGACGCTGATGAAGATTTGATTCCAAATCCAGATAATGTGGGTTCATCATTAGGAACAGGTATTTCAAGATTAGATGAGTCATTTGACCCAACCAATTTTTTAAAAACTCAAACATTTGGATTAGCACCATCAAACACTACAATAACTGTAAAATATAATTATGGTGGTAGTGTTGAAGATAATGTTCCATCAAATGCTATCAATAGATTTAATAGAAAGACTTACACAAATAGTACAGCAGGTTTAGATGCCACTTTACAAGATACATCAAATTTAAGTTTGATAATTTATAATGAATCACCGAGTTCAGGTGGAGCAAGTGAAGAAACACTAACTGAGATAAAATTAAATGCAGCTGCATACTTTAATGCACAGAACAGAGCAGTAACAAGAGCAGACTATATTACAAGAGTTTATTCATTACCACAGAAATATGGTAATATTGCAAAAGCATTTATTGTTCAAGATGAACAATTAGAACAAAATGGACAATTAGAAGTTATTGATGGAGTAGCAAAGAGAGTTGGAAACATTACAACTATTCCTAATCCTATGGCATTAAATATGTATTTATTAGGATATACGGGGAATAAAAAATTAACTCAAGTAAACAATGCGGTAAAACAAAATTTAAAATTATATCTTTCACAATATAGATTATTAACAGATGCAATTAATCTTAAAGACGCTTATGTTATTAATATTGGAGTTAAGTTTAATATATTAACTCGTAGAGGATTTAATAAAAATGATGTAATGTTCAGAGCAATACAACAAGTAAAGAGATTCTTTGCAACAGAAAAGTGGCAAATCAATCAACCAATAATTTTGAGTGACTTAGCATATCAGATTTCATTAGTGGACGGAGTAGTTTCAATCGTTCCACCAGAAACAAACAACCCACAAAAGAATTTAATTGTTATTACGAATAAACACAAAACAACAGACAATTATAGTGGTAATGTTTATGATATAGATTCCGCATCAAAAGACGGAGTTATATATCCATCATTAGACCCAAGTATATTTGAACTGAAATTCCCTGATAGTGATATTGAGGGAAGAGTATTGGGAGATAAATAATGCATTATTTTGAATTTGGAAAACGAGATACAACACTTTATTCAGGTGGAACAACAGCTTCCAGAAATACTGGATTAGACGAAATATTAGAAGTTAATAAAGTCGTTCAGCAAAATGGTAGTATAGCAAATGTATCAAGAGTATTGATGGATTTTGATTTAACATATATTTCAGAATCAATCCAAAGTGGTTTAATGCCAACAGGAACAAAATTCTTTTTAAACTTATTCGACGCAACTTCAGAAGAAGTTGAGGCAGAACAATCACTACATATCTATATGGTAAGTGGTAGTTGGACTGCAGGAACAGGAAAACTTGACCACAATCCAGTAACGGATGATGGAGCAAGTTATCAATATCGTAATCACGCAGCAACAACGCCTTGGATAACGGGTTCAGTATTGACTGAGGGTGGTACTTGGTTCACAGCAAGTATTGATGCTAATCAACAATATGGTATTAGTTCTTCATTCGACATTACATTTGACAAGAAAGATGTTAGAGCAGACGTTACCGATATGGTAAACAATTGGGTTTACTCAAGTTCAGTATATCCGAACAACGGGTTTATTCTGAAACGAGAGGATAGTGGTTCATATGGAAACAATCACGCAACAGCAAGTTTTACTTTCAATACAGGACAAGAAGGTGATTCAACTCGCTTAGGAAATCTAAAATTCTTTTCAAGAGAAACACATACAATATATCCACCTAAGTTGGAAGCAGTATGGGATGACTCAAGTTGGGCAACAGGAAGTTTATCAGCACTAAGTTCAACAGACTTAGAAAGATTAAAAATATATTTTAAAAATTTAAGACCTGAATATAAGGAAAAGTCAAAAGTAAAATTAAGAATAGTTGGTAGAGAATTATATCCAACAACCGCTTTTGCTACAACACCCGCAGAATTAGATGTAAAATATTTACCAAGTGCATCTGCTTTTTATTCAGTTCGTGACGCAGAAACAGAGGAAGAAATAATTCCATTTGGAACAGGTTCAAAGATTAGTTGTGATTCAACAAGTAACTTCTTTAATATACAAATGGACGGACTACAAGCAGAGAGAAATTATAGATTTGCTATTAAAGTAATTAGTGGTAGTGACACTACGGATGAACAAATTAATTTCTATGATGATGAATTTGAATTTAGAGTGGTGAGATAAAATGCCATATTTACCTTCCGACGCAAGAAAGAAATCAGAATTATATGACAATCTTCTAAGTGGAGATATCTTAGAATATCAAAATGAAATTGAAGACCTAAAAAAGAAAACAACCATATCAGGTTCAGTTGTTGATGCTAAAGCACCACTACGAGATTCAGACGGAATACTACAATCATTTGAGGGTTCAATAGATGGACTTGCATTAGAACAAGATTTTCAACAAGTTCGTTTAGAAAACAAACAACAATTTTTTATGAGAAAACTTGACAATAGTTTTACTTTTTTTGAAGCTGGACAAGGACAAGGTAGTTCAACAACTGATACAACAGACTCAACCGATACAACAGATGAAGTTGTTCAATTTCAAGCAACCATAAGAGATTATTTAGTTCAATTTGTTAATGAGTATTTCAACGAAGACAACCGACCAGATATCTCAACGGATGGATTACACGTAAAGATATTAAAGTTTTTTAAAGAAAACGCAAAAGATAAAAAGGATGTTAACGCTGATGGTTGGGAATCATTTAGAGTTAATACAAAGAGAGATGTTAGAGGTATAAGTGGTAAAAGACTAATCGAAATAGTTAAAGATTTAAAGAGTTTTCGTTATGATGAAATAGTTGAAGACCATTTATACAGAACACTACAAGGTCAAATAATATGGTTAAAATTGGGATTCCCATACATAATAGATAAGAAACTTGATTAAGGATAACAATGGCATTAGAATACGGATTTACGGACAAAGAAAAAATAAACTATTACCAACCAGGTAAAGTTTATAGTAGTTTCGGTAAAGATACTACCAATGATTATATTGCGTTGTATGTTTATGATATGGACGATATATTGCTCGTAACAAGAATAATGGGGTTGGGTGAGTTTGAAGTAACTACCGATGGTTCCTTTGTTGATTTAGATATAGGTCAACATTTAAGAAGTTTAGGTTTTAGAGATGGTAATTATAAAGTTACTTATAAATTTTTAAGACGATTAGCAGGTAGACCAAGAAATGTTTTTATCAAGGAAGACGGAACTTTATATAAAGGTGAAGCTAAACGAAGAATAATCAATGGGGAAGTGAGATACTTCCAAGAAACTTCTGATTCTGAAAAATCAAATGCAGAACCCATTGAAGTATTTATTAGAGAACAGAAATATATTATTAGCGAAACTTCGCCGGACAAAACAGAAGCAAAAATTATAACTGACAACTTGGTTAGAAATGTAGAATATTTAAATGACTTCAAAGAAATGAATGCTATGATTGAGTATAGCCCTATTGAAGCAGATAATGGTGGATTGATTAAGTTTGATACTAAAGACCAAAATGTTTTAGAGTTTGATATCAATCCAAGAGATAGGGGATTTACACAAAATATGGTCGGTGGGCAAATTATTATACCGAGTCTATATAAGATTACAGGTAATGAAGATACAACAAACGAAGATACTTCAACTGCACAAGAAGACCCAGTTACTGAAGATGATTATAGAAATTTATCACAACAAGAATTAATTGAATTAGCATCACAAGGTGATGAAGTAGCAGATGCGACACTTCAAGAACAATCACAAGATAGAGATTACTAATGGCTAGAACAAGAGCAGAAGAAACATTTGGAACAACATCCGAAGGCAGTAACAGAAATCAACAGATTTCTAACGAACTACCGGCGGGTGGTGGAGCACCAAGTTTACCCGTTCGCCCTAAGATAGAAGACACAACTGAAGCAAGGGATACTTCACAAATAGGTAGTGCTATAGCAAATATTTTTGCTTTATATAAAGAAAAGATAAAACAAAATGTTGAGGCAGAAATACAATCAGAAGAAGTAGCAAAAGTTATAAAGGGAGTATCATTACCATCACCAGTTAAACCATTGGTTATTCCAGCACCAGCAATTTTACCACCACCAGCAATTAGAGTTGCAACTACTATCGGTGTACAAACACCAATGAAAGAAGTTGCACCAACAAAATTAAGACCAGATGGTATAACAGAAATTCTTGGACCAGGTGGAGTAGTATTAGAAGAACTTGGTGAAGGTGGAAAAGTTACATTAGACCCAATCAAAGATATGGGATTTGACCCTGAAAATCCACCACCAGCTATTGAAATGCTAAGAGAAGATTTTGCAGAACACGTCGCAACAGGCAAAGATGACGCTGGACAACCATTTGAAGTTAAGCCAGAAACTAAAAAGGCTTTAAAAGAAGCAGGATTAGCAAGACTAATTCCAAAAGCTCCTAAAAAAATTATCGAATCCAATACTGAAAATGAAGATGGTGGAACAGGTGGTATGGCAAAAGAAAGAATTATTACTACCACTCAAGCACAAGCAAAATTAAAACCAAGAGATTATTTAGCAACAATTACAGAGGTACTGGATAGTAATCGTATTCGTGTTAATTTATCTTATAATGATGGAGTAAATTTATATAAACATAAAGGTGATGACCAAGTATCAACTAAATTTAAAAATTTTAGAGTTAATTATATAAATAATAATATTGAAAGATACAAAACCTATATGGTAAAAGATAATCAGTATTATTTAATTACCAATGAAGAACTTGGCGCTAGTGGTAACGCTAGATTTGTTAAATTAAAACAGCCTTTAAAAAATGTAGGTATAGATGATAAAGTTATATTTGTAGAAAAAAGATTACCAGACTACAAAGATGTAGTTACACTAAATCCATTTATAGAAGCAGAAGATAATAATTTATTTTTAAGAATACCAAATTTAAATTCAGTTGATAACCCAATAGATTTTCAAGGAACAAATTATAAATCTCACGATGGGTTATTGAGTAATAAAGATGATGACTCACGAGATATTGAAAGAATGTTAATATCGGGTAGTTTGTTAGAGGTTCAACCAAATATAGATTATCAAAAAACTACAACAGACTTATCAATAGAAAATGACGATACGGGCTTTGGAAACTTTATTAATTTTTCAAATGCAGAATCAAGACTTAGTAACTTTAAAGATAAATTAATATTGATTGAAAGTCATAGTGTAGCAAGTCATTCATTGACAACCGTATCAAGTTCAGCAGATACGAGATTAGATTTACAAAGAAAAAGACAACGAGTAATTAATTCGTTTGACCCATATGAACATTACTTATATTTTGAGAGTTCATCTTTTGTAAGTTCTTCTGACGGACTCTTTCACGATACAAGTTGGCCTAAAGAAACTTCAACATCACCTTATACATTAGCTCACACAACCGGCTCAACTGCAGCAACTTGGTATACTACTATGACCACAAGTGCTTCTGCTTATGACCAAGGAAATATGAATTCATTGAGAAATTCATTACCATTACACATTAATCAAGATACTGAAAACAATGTATTCTTAGAATTTATGGATATGGTAGGACAACAATTTGATGAAATATGGACTTATACTAAATCGATTACGGATGTTAATAAGAGAGTAGAAAAGATATCAGAAGGTATATCAAAAGATGTAGCACAAAAATATGCACAAGCACTTGGATTAAATTTAACGAGTGGAAACGACTTAGTAAATTTACCTGAATATCTATTAGGTAATGATGTGGATGGAGCTTCATTATATGATTCACCACAAGAAGAAGTTACTGAAGAAATATGGAAAAGAATTTTAGCAAACTTACCTTACTTTATTAAATCAAAGGGAACGGGAAGAGCATTAAAGGGATTATTAAATTGTTATGGTATACCGAGTTCAATACTACGAGTTAGAGAATATGGTGGGCCTGACAAAGGAACAAGAGTTAATTATGAAATTAAACGAAAGTTCACAAGAGCAACAGACTTTAGAGCAGCTCAATATATTAAATCACATTGGAAAGCTGCAACAGACGGACAAGTTCCCGATACAATAGAATTTAGATTCAGAACACCTAAATCACAAGATACTATAATTGTACAAAAAGAAAATGACTTTGCTATTTCATTACAAGATAATGGAGAAACAGATGATTATGGATTTTTAAGATTTG